CGTCTCCTAGTTTTATGTCTCTAAGTGTCCCTTTGGTTAATAAAGCAAAAAAGATTTTTTCTTCGATATGTCCTAATGGGTTCATTAATGTGCCTATTAGCCAATAGCTTAGGTGAAATATTAACATTACCCCTTCTACAATTCCTTCTTTCCAGGTTTTACAGTAGCCTGTTGTCAATTTTAGTACTTGTCCCACTAATTTTGCTGCTGGATGACCTATTAATTCCATTTGTTCTAAAGCGGTTTCATAGCTTTCCTTATTAGTATTTAATGTTATTTCTGCTTGCCTCATTGGTGTTCTAATTATCTGATGCCAGGTTGCAATCTGGCCTACAACATGTCTTTGTGATTTGACCATTTCACAAATCATGTTTTCTAAAAACTTATCCCCTAGTACAAAGGCCGCTATATTTAGTGTAATTTTCTGTTTTGCAACCCCAATCCATCGCTTTTTTGTGGTTTGTCCAACCACTTCCCAGTGGTATTCTAAAAAATTTTCTGCAGTCACATTCATGTTAAAAACTTCCCTTTCTATGCGATTTAGTCCAGTTAAGTTTTTGCATGTTTCTATCCAACAAAGTTTGGACAAATCTGTGAGTGTTGGTTGAATCCACATACTTAAAGTTTTAATTGTTGTTTTTGTTTGCATTCTCAAAATTCTTGAAATGGGTCTAAACATCTCAGATGCTCTGCCACCTACCAGTTTTGTTGTAACCGCTCTAGCTATAGTTACATGCATTTCGGGGAGCATGACCATAACAATGGGAAATAGCCACAATTTAGTACCTATGAAGACTACGTCCCATAACCCCTTGAACTTGCTTATCGTCAGTAGTTGATTGGCGATCATCCATTTGTTCATGACATCCGTGTCGTCTTTCTTGTGAATGCTATAAAGTGCCCAAATTGATCCTAAGATTATACCTATGTAGTTCAGTTTGTTTAATGCTGCTGCTAGACCTAAAATTGCCATGAATATTACCCCTGACTTGGTTGTGTTGTATTCCGGTTCTTCTACGTAACTTGTTACTGTTTCTATAAAGTCTCTTATGACACTGTTTACCTGTTCATTTTTCTCTCCTGTTTTTCCGTCGTGCCCTAAATAACTGTTGATGCTGTAGCTATTGTTATACCTTTCTTTTTCGAAGATTTTTCTAGCTAAGTTATAAGTCGTGTCATGCCCTCTACATAAATGGCATTCGTTGGTGTGATAATAGTCTTTTTTGTGCTTGTGTTGCCATTCGCTCCCGCAATTGTAGCAAACGTGTGTATGCACCTGTTCTTCTAATTCTGTATGTTCTAAAGCGTTTATCGGCAACATTCTGAACTTGTGTGCTAGTTGCTGGTAAGGCTCTATTACACTTGCTTCTATGTATTTTTGGCTGGTCCACATGTACATTTCCTTGTGATTCCATATTAGCCCTTTCTGTTTAGTCCAAGCCAATTCTTTGTATTGGAACACTGTTCGTTGTCCTTTGGATTCGTAGTTGCTATCTGTAGTTATTATGATGTCTGCCCTCAAATTTCTAGTGGTTTTCCCGAAGGCTGATACAATTTTCCCTTCCCCTACATCGTAATTTTTTGTTCTATAAAAGGGTGCCCTATAATAAACTGTTTTTATTTTAATTTTTTTTGCGAGTTTACTTAAGATTTCGTCTAATATAATCTGCTTTTGCATGTTCAGTTTTGTGGGTTCATACATCTCCTGTTCTTCACTACTATATTTTTCTAGTGTCTTGCTGCTAATTCCGTAGACGGGTGGTATATATATGTTTTTAAGTTGAGGGGTATCACTGCTAGCTGGGTCGTGATCATTCGCTAATGTTAACAATATTGAAGATAGTTCACCACTAAATTTTAATACCATTTTGCCAGTTTTGTTTCCTCTATTCACGGTTTTTATTATTTGTTCAGTCAGATAACATTTTTTTGCTATTGGTATTATTTTCACTTCATTTGCTATTGCACCTAATTTCTCTCTAGTAATTTTCTGCAACTTACTTACCAATTTTGGCTTGTGAAATTCACCTAATTTGACTAACTCCTGAGTGAAACATATGCTTGGGTTTTTGCATGCTTGCCCGCTGGCTGATCCTTGACCTTGGGCTATTATGTATGTTTCTGATGATGCTCCCGATAACACTAACTTAACTATGTCTACTCTGTACGATATGTCCATCAGTTGTTGTATGTGTTTTGTGTTTGTTGTTGAAGTAATTTTTACCACCATTGTCTTATACCTACCTTCTTGTTTTTTTATTTCTAGTAACTTTCCAATGCAAGCACTGGTTAATGGATAGGCGTCACAAATAATAAGATTGTGTGTTTTTACAATTTTGTAGGTTTCCAGGTCTATATCTTCTAGTTTGCTGTTGACTACGTCTTTGGACTGCACTGCACTGGGGTTTACCACTGTTCCTCTTATAACTTCAAGGTTCCTTCCATAGCCTCCTACCAGCAAAGCTGGTCTTCTATGCATCCCGTATTCCTGGTACAGTATATGTTGTATGATCTGCAACTTGATGTTACCTCTATTGGTGTCTCCTGTACTTTTTTCTTCTATCTCAAATGTTTTTGTGTTCAACCTCAACCCGTAGTTGGGCACATCTAATTTCTGGTGACAGTGATGTGTGTTAGTATCGCTATTGTTAGATTTGATTGTCATTTTATAATATCCTGTTGAACCCTGATTGTATTCATATTGTATATTCCCTGTAACTTTATGAGTGTTTCCTAAAAAGAATTCTTTAATTTGAGTTAAGTAACTTCCTTTAGGGTTTTTGATTTCAATATCGTATTTTTCAACTACTCTGTCTATAGAAGTAACATGTGGTAATTCTACTCTGACTCCTAATTCTTGTAAGTTAAAATCTTGAGTGCTTGCCCTGAACTTATATGCTAGCGAGGGTACCATTGACAAGTATTGAGGGTAAGGTACTAGATAAGGTCTATGTTTCAAATATTCTTCAGCGGAACCATGTCTAAATATGTGAGATGACACTAAGCTATATAAAGTTTTGACTATACTTAGTTGTACCATGTTTGTTGTGTATA